CGAAGCTTGATAACATCCATCCTAATAAACCTACAGTTATAACTCCTAATACTATCCACTTTTGTTTCATATCATCTACTTTTATCTTTAGACCTATGAATTCATTTCCGAGTACTCTTAGTGAGACTTCAAAAGAACCTTCTTTATCATCCATTGCGTTTCTTCTTTGCTTTACCAGCTTTCATATTAGCCATCCAATGAGCTAGTTGACCTTTGCGGCCTCCTTGCTTAGCTACTTTTCTTAACTTAGATACTGAAGCTTTAGTAGGTACTCCATGTCTTTTACTATCACCTTTATCTTGAGGATTTTTTCCGTCCATAAAGTTTTCACCAACCTTACCTCTAAGAGCTCTAAGCTGTTCTCTTTTTTTATTGCCTATAGTATTACCACCAACTAATTTTTTAGTTCTAACACCTGTTGAGGTTTTTTGTTTCACAAAATCAGTATTTTTAGATGGAGCTCTCATTCTATCTACAGGTTGAGTTGATACACTACCTCTCATTATTTCATTTATATAATTTAATCTATTACGATAATCTACCATGCCTTACAACTCCAGTATCTAGCTTTAGTCTTAGGACCTGGATTATCACAATTATGTCTAGCTCTAAAAGACTTTCTCCTTGCTGGGCTATCTTTTTTAATCTCCATATTAGGATCACCAAAAGTAACTTTTACTACATTACCTTTTTCATTTTTAACATACACAGCACTCTTTTTAGGACCACCAGGAGTATAAAAAGGCTTGTTAAGCTTTACATTTTTTTTCTTACCACCGTCTTCTTCATCAATGTAGATAGCATCTTCTTCTATCTCTCCCCATTCATTTAATTGTGGTATTTCTTTTTTTTCAAATACATTATAACCTGTTAATACACTCATTACTTGCTCCTTTTAGCATAACCCCAGACGTCTTTACTATTGACTCTGATAAATCTTTTGTTGGTTTCGTTCTTGTTAGGATTTTCTATAGTCACCATAACATTTTTTAGTTTTAAATGTGCTGCGAATTGATTATAAATTCTTTGTGCTGATAATTTATATTCTCTTCTTGCTGCATTAGTAGTTTTTCTATTTACAGAATTGCGTTCGCCTTTTGATACTTGTTTAGCTCTTTGTTTTTTCTTACCCATAATACCTCACAATAAATCGTTATTAAGTTTTCCGTTTGTATATGTTTGATTTTCAAAATACAAATATCTAAATGATGCTACACTAGTTACATATTGAATGTCTTGTTGTGAAGCATCATAATTAGGACCGTCTATACTTATAGGAAAACAATCTACAAAGTTCCAATGCACTAAAGGATTGTTACCTGAATCACAACCAAATACAGTTATATTAGACATAGTTCTAGACCAACCAGTACGCCCTGTATTATCTTGTGCATTAGTATATGTAGAATACTGCTCATGATTTTCAGGATGGTTAATAGCTTTTACCCATTCTAAAACAGCTCTATAGTTAGCAAAATCTTTATCAATAAGAAAAGTAAAATCTAATGAACTATAATCTATTCCGTTACCGGGAGCATATGCTCTTGAAGGATTTAATCTATTACTAAGAATAACTTCTCCACCAGTAACATTGGGTACTTGAATCTGTTGTATATTAAAAACTAATGTAGGTAAATTTTCTGATACTGCATAAAAATTTTGAGGAGCTACATATGATAGCTCAGGTAATCTACTCGATACTGTGTTATAAGATAATGCCATACTATATTTATAATAAAAAAAGAG